TAGAGTTCTTCGTATGACTCTTCTCGTGGTGTCATCTTAAACATCTTAACCTTACCCTTATCATCTGTCTCACACGGTACAAACATTTCCTTGAGTGGTTGATGAGGTGGATAGGCATTATCCATATCTTTTTCTAGCTGTGGTCGTTCAATAGTAATATAATTGTAAGCAGATTCAAGCCATTTAGCGAACGCTACAGCGTGCTCACCTGTACCCTCCCAATCAGTGTGACCATGAAGGTATTCTGTTTCATAAAAACTCTTAATAAACTCAAAATTTATAATCTCAATAAGGTGAGATGTGTCTGTCCAGGTACGTGGAATTGCCTTACGAATACGATTATTTTCTGGAGCAAAGATTGGACGAATCTTATCGTAGTATCGTAGCTTCCAACGGAATGGAAGTACATCCCATACACTACGAATACTAAACTTATCGTCCATAAAGTTCCAAAACTTACGACTAAAAGACTTTTTATAGGTCTCAAGGTCAGCAAAATCACACCGTAAAGCATGATTGCGTGCTTGGAATTTTTCTGGTGTCATTAGTATTTCTTTACAAGCTTTCCCTTGATCTTTACAAAGCCTTCAACCTTGCCTGATGCCTTAGGAAAGTTTTCCTTGTATTTTTTTGTGTCGCTTACGCGTGATTTTGATCCTTTGCCTGCCATATTAGTGTTTGGTTATGATTGCTTCGACTTTATTTACCCTCCACCGGCACTTATTGCCACGGAGATCATTCTTAGTAAGCTTGCCCTCAGTCGTAAGCTCCCGAAGAAGCCATCCAGCCCTGGAGGCATCAACCTTAAGAGCTGTACAAACGTCAGAGACTGAGAACTTACCGTTCATACTAAGAATTTGCTTACGAGCTTCTTCCTTCTTATCAGACTTAGTAGTCTTACCAGCACCCTCGGTTATCTTAACCGGAGTAAAGTCATAACCACGACTAGTAAACGCACAGGTATAGTCAATACCAGGACCGAAGCGATTCTTAGCGAAGTAAATCCGACGATGACCAGGCTCTTCCTCTGAGAGTTCAACAAAAACATTGACATCAACAGCGTACGTCAACAGGTTTGTACCCTTAATAACACCACCCTTAGTAAGATGACAGATAATAAGAACAACACACTCTGTCTCCTTAGCACGGTTAATAAGAGTCTCAATGAACTCCTTCTCTTCCATATTGCTCTTATCGACAGCATGGAACGAATCAATGACGATAACGTCAACGTCGTTCATAAACCCGATAATCTTCTTAGCATTAGACTCGTTACAAATACCAACATCTTCAATACCAAGACGCTTACAGGCAAAGGCAACCTGATGAATAGACTCCTCCGCCGATACAAATCCAACCCTATGACCGTTCTTTGTTATACCGTTAAGAATCTGAAGAACCATCGTCGACTTACCAACACCTGCCTTTGATGAGATTGTAGTAACTGAACCCGGAAGCATTCCACCTCCGAACATTTCGTCAACCTCGGGAATACCCGACTTGACGCGACGATTGTAAATGTCAGGAATCTGAACATCTTTGACTGCTGTAAACGACGTACTCTGTAGGTTAATTTTCATACTATTAGTATATGGGAATTCAAAAGGAATTAAAAGCTTATTTTCCGTTTATTTTTAAGGCACGGAGAAGTTTTTTCTCATCCGGAGGTAGGATAGCTGTAGAGACACCGAGTGCAGATCGAACATCATACACTGTTCTCCCTTGTTTAAGCATTGTTAATGCCTCACGACATATATAATGGTTAATAAACTCTTCTTTTGAACCGAGTTTCTTTGATTTCTCTTCCAAATATGCACTGTTAGTAGGTCTCGTCTTTCCTGTTACAATACAAGTAAGAACGGAAGGATCGTTTGAGATACTTTTCTTAAATCTAGCGTTAATTTCTGCAGCATTCATTAGTGATAATAATAGGAAATTTAAAAAAGAAAGGCAATAAAATAGTTGACAAAAAAAGACCGGCTGCTAAGTAGTAACAGCCGGTCTTCTCATTGTTATACCGAATTAAGCAACGGTAATATCGTTTGTGCGGATGGCGCGAGTGAAGTCGCGTGCATCAACCTGACGTGTGCTGCGCTCGAACTGATTGGTCTTCTCGAGGACCTTAGCGCGCTTAACGGTAAAACTACCGTCACGGTTACGCTCCATCTTGACGAAAAACGTCTTTGGACGGAGATTCTTATTTGTGTAATCGATCATTGTTATTTCACCTCCTTTTGTTTCATAAATTTGATATTATAGTGATTTTAGATTATTGCAAGAATTACTTTGAATAAACATCTCCATTAGCAGCAATCTTTGCATCTTCGTAAGGAGAAACAGCACGACGATACATCTCGAGCTTACAACATTCTAAAGCTCCGACAATATCATTATAGGATTGATAGCTCTCTGTTTTGTTTTCCAAGTACTCTAAACACACCTTGGTAAGTACAAAATTTAGGTCACCAGGATTCTCTATAGTACCGTTTCCAGTCATAAAGTTGTCTCTTTTTTCTTGTGTAATGTAAGGCATGACAGCATACTAGACTATATATTTCAATAAATCAACTCTTGAATTATTTTTTTAACTCTATAATATAACCAGCACATGAAAGGCAAAAAAGTCAAAAAACCACTTAAAAAGACCGTTAAAAAGGTCAAGGTAAAGGCTGTATCTAAGAAGATAAAAAAAGTAAAACCTATTAAGACTAAACCTGTTAAAGTAAAAGTCGTTGATGAAAGTATTATTAAGAGTAAAGTTATGACCTGTATTGTTACAGGGTTAGAGCGAAGAGTGTCAAAGGCAGGAATTGCTAAGGGAAATAAAAAATTTGGAGGACCAGTTCCGTTTGCTGAACATTATGTATCTAATGAAGCAAAGAGATTACTTCGTCAAAGAATTTCTCCTGAGGAAGTTCAAAAACAATTACGCCCTGTTAATATAAAGCCTTTCTCCATAAATAAACAAGTACTGGCACGACTTAAACTCCTTAAGAAGCCAAAAACAAATAAACGAATGAGCTTAGAAGAAGTACGTCAAATTTCAGTAAAATGGATTCCAAAAGAACCGCGTACATATTCAAATTTAACAGAGTATGTTGTAGAAAATACAAAGAATGGCTCCTGTATTGCTCCACAACTTTATCTTAATTCAGATCGAGTTTGTGATCAATGTAAATACACTAAGCACTGTCTTTCTACAGCTAAGACATTCTCAAAAAAGTACAAGGGTTAATACCCATCGTAACTTTTAGTATATTTTACATGACGAAGAGTATCATCTGACGATGATTTAATAATTGGTGTAGGTATTTTCTTTTCATAACGCATTACAAACGTTATAATAATATCACCTATTTCCATAAGAAAGGCTAACAAGAAACATATGATAGCTGTAATATCTCCAGTTGTTAAAGACCCGAAAGATACTTTAATAATGTTGTCAGATCCTATAATCCGCACGGGGATATAAGACACACTGAGATTAGAGGCGATCGAAGATAATAGACTGTTGGCATCTATTACTGACAACTCTAAAGCTTTAAAGTTTCCTGCATTATTGACTTCTTTTTTACAGTTTAAAAGTTTATCTCCCAATAAAACATTTGATTGTTTAAGTGCTTGAAGTTTTTCATTTGTTTCTTGGTCAATAACATCATTTTGACGTTTGAGTTCTGCTTTAGATTGTTGATTATCAATATCAGATTGTGCTTTTAGCTTACGAACCCGTGCTTGAAGTTCTTTAGCTTTAGGTCCATCTCCAGCTTTCCCCTTAACACCTTCCTTTTCATCTAAAACAGCTTGATTTGCATCCTCTACCTGTTTTTGTATGTCTGAAGATGACTGCAATAAAGTTTGTTCTGCTACTGTCTTCTTATCTCTACCGGTATTTTGTATTTCAAGTTCTTTATCTTGAGCAGATTTCTTACTTTGTATCTCAAACGATGAAATTGATTCAGATATCTGTACTTTACTTTGTTGTAAACTATCTTGAAGACCAGTTTCTGAATAAAATCCTGTAAAATCAAAGATAGTAGGTAAGAGACTCAAGAATAAACACAATAATGCTGCTTTTAATGGAAATTCCTTGCGTCCAAATAGAATAATCTTAACACAATAAGGTAATCCGACAACAGCAAAGCTTGCAAGTCCTACTAACAACCAATTCCATGTAATTAAAATGTTATTCAATGCATGGAATGCAAAACAATAAGCAACAAAGATAATAAACCAATAAACCACGTCAATAGCAATAGCTGCTACCTTACTAAAGGTAGGAAATCCAAATATTGTCAAATATTCAGGCTGTTTATTGTTTTCTGTAATAGGTTCTTTTTTAAATAAATGATTTAAATCCACATAGATATTTAATCTGTAGGATCCTTGAACTTAATTCATAAATACTTCATGTAATGCCAACATCTCTACCATATAATTATTTGTTAGAACCGAATGCTAATGCAGGTGTTGTATTCCTTAATCAGGGATTCGATATATCAAAAGATATTGTTGTAACTTTTGATTATGCATGTTATGGACCTGGTACTGCCGGTGGTGAAGGGTTTAGTGTATTCTTTACTAGTACATTGAGTGCAATATCTGGGGGTGGACCAGGTCCAGGGTTATGTTATAGTCCAGTACAAGGTGTAAGTGCTTTGAGTGGTGCATCTTTAAGTTCATTTCCTGGTGTATATCGAGGAGCGCTTGGTATTGGCTTTGATATAACAGGAAATTTTGGTACAAATAATTTTGGAGTTAATGGTTTGAATGTACCAGTACCGAATTCAATAACAATCCGTGACTCATTCGACAATAATTATAATTTCTTGTATAATAGTGGTGATGTCTCAGGTAGCTCATTTCCCTTTAGTACAGTTTTTTATACAAATACTGGTTCTTTTGGTAATACAAACACTGTTACATATAATAGAATCCGTGTGCGTTTAACTGACTTTGGTCAACGTGTTGTCGTTGATATGAAGCGCCCAACGGATAACTTATTTTCTAATTTTGTAAATTATATTTTACCGACTACTGCTTGGTGGCCGGATAGTGTTTATTGTTGCTTAGGATTTGCAACAGGTGAAGATGTAACAGAGTTTAAAATACAAAACTTAAATGTTAATGGTGTATTTTTAAGCGGATATAGAACTTGGAATTATGGTTTAGATCAAACAACACTTACAGGTTCATATTTTACTTTCACATCAAATTTAACATCACTGTCATCATACCTAAATGTAGGTGATACTATAACAACAGTTAATAGTATTACTAATAATCAATATCTCAGTGCATTACCACTTATAATAGCAACTTCTGGTGGAACTGCAGGATTAGTTTCAGGTGATAATTATATCCTCATTCGCTAATTCTTAATGGAAAAAATGTCTTTTAACGTAAATATTAATACACCATGCCTACAGTAGCCGCTACCCTAACACTTAATGTACCTGCAATTACAGGTTTAGTTGCTAATGCTACCATTAACACTATTGTAAGTCAAATATCAAATTTTAGTGCATATTACGGACAAGCAGCTCTAACATCCCTTACAGCAAATAGTGCTAATTGGCAATCTACTTACTCAACTGTTTATTCAACAAGTGCGTATTGGACTAAATCTATTGTTAACCTTGGAACTACGTTAAGTGGCAATAGTGGTACTTGGAATTCAACATACTATACACTTTCCTCATTAAGTGGCAATTGGAATAACACACTTACAACTTTAAGCAGCAACAGTGCTAATTGGCAGTATACATATAATACTGTAACAACAAATTTAACTACATGGAACGCTACTGGAAATGCTAATACAACTGTTATTACAAACAGTGCAGGTTGGACAAACACAGAAACAACGGTTTATCTAAACTCAGGATCTTGGAATCCTAACATAGGTGGTTATCGCGGACCGTATTCTGTTATTAATACTAGTACAATTATTCCTGTTAGTAGTGTACCGTATGGATATGGTGGAAATTACAGTACTACTCTCGGTGGTATAAACAATACAAACAGCGGTAACTATAATGTTTTAGGTGGTGGTATTGGTAATTATATATCTGGTGGATGTTATAATTTTATCGGCACAGGTGGTTATAATCATATTGGTGGTGCTGCTATAGCATTTGTTAATAATATTAAAACCCGTAGTAATGCAGGCTCAGTTATTGGTACATTATCTGGTAATGGTAAATGTACCGGTATTATTGATAATCAAGGGGCAGGTCTTACTACAAAATTCAAAACAGGTGATACTGTGGGTGTAATTTACACTACTACAAATAACCCCTCTTTAACTTCAATAAACAATTTAGGATCTGCATTATATTCAACTTGTGCAACCGTTATATCTGTAATAAGTGGATCAGGTGCTTCTGCAGGTTGTCTTATAATTGGAGGTTCAACAGGCACTACTGATTTTAGTTATTGTACCCAAGGATCAGGTAATACTGCAAGTTTAAGTGCCAATAGTTTATACATTTATGATCAATCTTTAAATCAAGCTGTTATAGGTAATACTATTGGAGGCGGTATCTTAAATACCTCTTCAGGCAATTACGGTACTGTGGGGGGTGGGTTATGTAATGCAGCTTTAAATGGTTCAGCTATTGTAGGTGGTACACTTAATACATCCAATGGCTGTAATTCTTTTATTGGTGGCGGTAATTCAAATATTGTTAATACAAGCTTTTCTTATATTGGAGGTGGCAGCTTTAATGCAGCTGGTGCTTATCCTATTAGTTACGCTGCAAAATTATCTGCCCATAGTAGTGGTTGTTGTACAGCATTTATTTTTAATACTCCATCAGTGTGCAGTAATTTTAATCAAAATGATATTGCTACTATTTTTTTAAG